CAGGCTTGGCTGCGGCCACGTCCACGTTCTGCTTTGCGAGCGCCTGTAGCCGCTGGCCGCGCGATTCCTTCTCGCGCTGCGCAAGCGCGGCGTGGATGGCCGACCGCGCATCGCTGGACGCGCGCTCGAGCACGGTCGGATCGGCGTCGTACGCCTCGACGCAGCGGCGCGCGTACTCACTCGACGCATCGGCGGACGCCTGCCACTCGGCGCGACGCTCGTTGTCGTATCGCGTCCTCGCAGCGCGCGACATGCGCCCAAGCTGGACAGCGGAGACCTCACCGATGTGCGGCGTGTGCACGCCTGCGCGCGCCTTCCATTGCGCGCGCGTCATCTGCCACGCTTCCATCACGCCACCTCCCGCACGCTGCACGGCTGCTCGGGACGCGCCTCGGCGTAGCTGAGCGGCCACGCGCGCACGCCTGCCTCGATGTCGTCGATCGGCATCGACGCGTACCCCTCGCGGCACGCAGCGATCGTCGCATCGCTCGCGACGAGCCCGCGGCCATCGCAGCGCGGGCACACGCGCTGCTCGCCGCACTCGAGGCCGTCGGGGTCGCGGTCGGCGTGGTAGCCGTCACCGCCGCAGCACGGGCACGCCTCGTCAGCGTCGCCCATGTCGAGCGCGTCGTGCCAGCAGTCCATGTCGAGCGGCGCGGGCGCGGGCAGCGTCTCGCGGCTCGCCACGTCGTCCGCTCGCCGGCAGTCGGGGCACGGGTGCGTCACGCGCGTCCAGCGCATCTCGCCGCTCACGTGCCGCCACTCGCCCGCCACGACCACGCCCGTCCCGACGCACGCGCAGCCGAGGCGCTGCGTCCTGATCTCGCCGTCCATGCCGACCTCCATGGGTCCCAGTATGCACGGCGGTGCTAGCACGTCAAGGCGAGCACGGAAGAAACGTGCGAACACTCACGGACTCCGAGGGTGCGGAGCGCGACCGTCAGCGCATGCAACAGGGGACAGCGGGTGCCGTGGGATTCCTCGTCGGCGCTCTCGTGGGCGGACTGGCCGTGCACTCGATGAGCGAGCCACCGCGCGAGGCCGAAACGCAGACGATCGCGGAGTTCCTGGTCAGCGTTGACGCGGGCACGGACAGCGGTCGCGACGCTGCCGCCGACGCGTTCGTGACCGTGTGGACGTATCGCGAGTTGCCTGACGAGATGCGCGGCACCGTGCGCGACATCGCGTGCACCGAGTCAACGCGTCCCGTCCGCGTCGGAGAGCCGTGGGGCGAGGCTCGAGCAAGGCTGTGCGTGCGTGCCGCGCGCTACGAGGATGACCCCGACGTCTTCGTGACGATGTATGGCGGCGTGGTGGACTGCGGGTACCGCGGGTGCCGCATCGAAGCGCGGTTTGACGACCTGCCCGTCTCCTCGTGGCAGGCGAGCGAGTCGGAATCGCGCGAGGGCGTCTTTGTCAGCGACGGCGGCGCGTTCGTGCGCTCCATGCTCGACGCGCGCGAGGTCATCGTCGAGGTGCCGATTGCCGGCCGCCTGCCGGTGCATGTGCCGTTTGCCGTGCACGGACTGGATTGGGTCCGCCCAACGCGTCAGTGATGTCAGTCAGCGACGGCGCGGCACGTCCGTTCTGGCGTGAGCGAGGACGAGGCCGAGGAGGTGGCCCGACAGGCCACGGTCGAGAGCGGGCTCGACGACCGACCGCGATGCGATCCGCGCACGTTCGCGGTGAGCTATCTCGGACTGCGGCTAGCGCCGCTACCAGGCATGCGACCCCGCCTCGACGGCGGGATCGTCTGGTACCCATCCGACGCGCCTGACGACGCGATCGCGTACTACGTGGCGCACGAGTGCGGCCACGAGCTCGTGCGCGGGGCGCGTCTGCGCGGCGACATCCTCGAGCGCGTGTGCTCGCGCATCGGATGCGCGCTCCTCCTGCCACGCCGAGCATTCGTGCGCGATGCGCGGGACACTCGCGGCAGCGTCGATGCGCTGCGCGCACTGTGGCCGCTCGCGAGCCGCGAGATCATCAGGCGCAGGCTGCGAGAGGTCGGCTACATGCAGACCAGCGTACCGTCGCTGTCGAGCTGACAGCGCGCGCCGGCCTCGCAGGATGGTCCGTCGCCGCACATGCACCTCGTCATCGTGCCGAAGCGACCGCAGCGGTTCGCCGTGTCCGCGTCGCACGTACGGCCGCACGCGCCGCAGTTCGCGAACGACGAATCCGAGGTGCCGCCCGCGCCGTCACGGTTCACGCACGTCGAGCCGCAGCACTGGAAGTCGGCGCCACACGCAGGCGAGCAGCTGCCGATGATCGGCGCGTCCGGCTGTCGCACGTACGCGTCAACGGGACCGGCATCGAGCGTTCCAGGCACGCGACACGCCTGGTTGATGCACAACTCGGTCGCGCGGCACACGATGCCGCAGCCGCCGCAGTTCGATGGATCTGAGAAGTGGTCCACGCAGCGATTGCCGGCGACGCTGCTCGTGCAGCACATCTGCACACTCGAGCATCCCGGCGTGCACTCCGGAACCGGAGCATCGCCCCACCAGACATCGGGCAGCATCGCGACATCGCCCGCGTCGGCCGCCTGCATCTCCGCGCCGCACCCACACAGCAGCGCCACCGTCAGCGCCATCCCCCATCGCATCGTCATCGCTTCCTCCGCGGCACGCTTGGATCGTCGTGCCTCTTCGTCTCCGCCTCGATGATAGCAGCCGTCTCCGGCGCGATTCCTCGACGCTGTCCAAGGATCGCCTGCGCGACGCCAAGCGCGTCCATGTGCAGGAAGTTGGGCGCGCTCGTGACCCAAGCGACTTCGTCCTCGGTAGGCAGCACACCGAGTCCGCGGAGCTGCGTGAGCATGGCCTCGCCGATCTCCGCGACGTGCTCGCCGACGCCGTAGAGCAGCCATGCGGGCGACACGTCCAGCGCGCGCGCCAGCTTCTCGAGCGTGGCGAGCTCCGGGCCGGACGGCGGGATCTCGGTCTCGTACTTCGCCGCGACCCGCACGCTGATCCCAGCGCGCGACGCTGCCTCCTGCTGGCTGAGACCAAGCTCGGTGCGGCGTGCGCGGATGCGTCGTGAGACGCCTGACCAATCGGCCGTGGACATGGCTGGAGGCTCGCACGGTGCGTCAGCAACCGGGTACGTGCACGGCCGAGCTTGCACGACCGTGCTAGCTCTGCTAGTCAAGCGGGCATGACCAACGAATCGCTGGGAGAGCGGCTCCGTGCCGCTCGCGTGTCGAAGGGGCTGACGCAGGTGGGGCTCGCCGTCGCGGCCGGCATGTCTCCGCGGTCGGTCGCTTACTACGAGGCCGGCCGCATGCCCGACGGCGATGCGCTGCGGCGTCTCTGCCAGACGCTCGGCGTGTCCTCGGATGCGCTGCTCGGCCTGCACACCCCCACCATGACCGCCGCTCCGACGGCGGGGGAGTGACGACGATGACCACCACCGTCACTGCACGCGCTGACAGCGCGCTCGTCGAGATGCGATGCGATGCCGCCGAGGCTGTGCGTCGTGGCCGCAACGCTTGCGACGCGACGCACGAGCAGGTCGCCGCGGTAATGTGCATGTCGCGCACGGGCCTCTCGCAGTGCGCCAAGCCCAAGGGCGGCAAGACGCTCGACATCGCACGCGCGGCGCTCGCGCCGGAGCCGCTGCGCCTTGCGCTAGCCGCGTTCATCGCCGGCCCGCGCCACTCACTCGTGCGCGCCGACGTCGAGCACGTGCGCGACCTGCACGCGATCGTGCGCGAACTGAGCGACGTGATGAGCGTCGCCGCGACGAACGAGGCGGACGGCTACGTGTCGCCCGAGGAGGCCGAGCGCGAGCTGGCCGAGTGGGATGACGTCGAGCGCGTGATGTCCGCGCGCCGCGACTGGCTGCGTCGTGCGCAGCGTGAACGTGGGCTTCGTGTGGTGGGAGGTGTGCGATGACGAGGTACGAGTGGCAGTCGGAGTTGGTGCGGCTCGCAATGGAGGCGGTCGAGCGGTCCAGCGTTCCGCTGCGAGCGGCCTTGAACGAGCGCATGTCGCACGCGGCGCAGGCCATCGTGGCCGAGGTGGACGCGTCTCGCGGCGGTGGCGAGGACGAGCGCGCCCGAGTCGACCGTATCGACGCCACGGCACGCGAAGTGTTTCGGGTGCTCATGGAGCAGCCGATCGCCGCTCGCATCGACACGGCCGCTCTCTCGCAAGCCTACGGGCAAGCGGCGTATGCGTGCGCCGAGAAGCTCGAGGAAGCGCGCGCCGCGTGGCTCGCCAAGCGGGGGCAGCGATGACGCTTGAGGCCGGGATGTTCCTCGTGCTCTGCGGGTGCCTCGTGGCGCTCGCGTGGCTCGTCTTGACTGCGCCGGAGGAGTCGGAGCCGTGAGAGTGCCGACGATGGACGAAGCGCGCGCTATCTGGCGTCGCGCTGTCGCGGCAGCATCGCTGCGCAGCGCCAACCCGCTCGTGCACCAGTGGCACGTGGAAGCGGAGCGCGCGTATCAGGCGTCCAGACGACGCGCACGCGGAGGCGTGTCGATGGAGGAGTACCTCGCAAGCATCCGCGCGAAGGCGTGGGCGGCGCGCGAGGAGATGGCCGAGCGGGCGAGGCGCCGAGTGATCGAGCGGCGCGCTCTGATGACAGACGAACAGCGCCGCGAGGAGTGGCGTCGTCACCAGCGGGCGAAGCGCGAGCGCGACGCAAGAGCGAGGGCCGCGTGAGCATCTACCACGAGGGCGTTCTCAAGGCGGCTGGCGTGGTCCACGTGGGACCGCCGACGAGTCAGGCGCGCAACTACGTGCGCGATGCTCGCGGCTACTCGCGCGGCTTGATGGTGGAGCACCACATCGAACAGGCCCAACTCGCTGCCGCTGGCAGCGACGAGTGCCAGCGACGCAGTTGGGTCAAGGCGGTCGAGCAGCTTGCTCGATGGATGGGGGAGTGATGCACATCGACGACGAGACGCTCGCCGCGCTCGGCTACGCGTGTCCCGAGTGGGACGACGTGTGCGAGCGTGCGCACGAGGAGCGCGCCGAGGCGGCGGAGCGGGACCGTGACCGCTACCAGAGTCGGCGACTCGATCCTTGGTACATGAGCCGCTGTCGCGAGCGCGCGCAGGCATCGCGCGATCGCCGCAAGGCGGCGACGTGCACCGCAACACCGTGTGAGCGACCGAGGCCCGCGCAGTTGGTGCTGTGCTTTGCGGAGGTGGGGTGATGAGCGAGGACGATCGGATCTGGTGCGGGCCGTACGCGATCAGCATGTCGGCGCGCTCGTGTGCGATGCAGCGGTCACGGTCGGTGCAGATGGTGCCGCACAGCATCGAGGGACAGCGGCTCTCCCGCTGTCGCGAGTGCCGCGCTGGCGAGCGTCGTCTCGTGGCGCTGGGCGTGCGCAGCAAGGGCGGCGATGGACGCGTGAGGCAGTGGCGATGAGCTTGTCGATCTTCGATGACGACGAGCTCGTGGAGTCGCTCGGATACTCGCGCGACTACCACGTGAGCCACCACGCAGCCTTCTCGATCAAGGCGACGCTCCGCACAGAAGGCGAGATTGAGGAGGACAGGGAACGATCCCGCAGGCGGTACGCGATACTGCGCGCGGACCCCGTGCGATGGGCGATCTTCTGCGTCCAGCGCCGCGAGTACATGCGCGAATACGCGCGTGCGCGCTACGGACACCAGCCGCGCCGCGCGCCGACATGCATCGACTGCAAGCGGATCATCAACGGCAGATCGCCGCGACTACTCCGCTGCGAAGAGTGCGACCGCGACCATGACGCGAGGAGAAAGCGCGCAGCTCGGGCGGCGGCACGCGGCGGAAGGCTTCGCGAGTACGTCGGGCGCGCCGATGGCGTGCGCTGGGTGACGGCGCGGAGGGCCGCATGAGCGCGTCGTTCTCGTACGTGGTCGAGGGCCGTCCGACGACGTGGAAGCGCCCCATGCAGCAGCGCGGGAAGCGGCGCTTCACCGAGGCAGGCCAGCGCAAGGCACAGCACGAGCATCGCCTGCTCGCGCTCGCGTCTCGGCCGCGTGGCTGGCGGCGTGATGGGCGCTTCTTGGTGCGCGTGTGGCTCGACATGCCGGACGCGCGACGCAGCGACGTCGACAACGCGTGCAAGCTCATCCTCGACGCGCTCAACGGCGTGGCGTGGGAGGACGACTCGCAGATCGACGCGCTCGAGGTGGACCGCGCGATGTGCGGCGACGCGGGCCCGCGCACGGTCGTCGAGGTCGTGCGCACGGGCGAGCGGATGCGACGGAGGGCGGCGTGACGATCGGCTCTCTGTTCAGCGGCATTGGCGGCCTGGAGCTCGGTCTCGAGCGTGCGGGGCTTGGTCCGGTGATGTGGCAAGCGGAGTGGGACCCCTACTGCCGCGCCGTGCTTCGCCGTCACTGGCCGAGCGCGTCGAGGTTCGCAGACGTCAGAGAGGTGACCAGTGGAGCAGCTCGGGTGGATGTGGTCTGCGGCGGATTCCCATGCCAACCGGTCAGCGTCGCAGGACAGCGACTCGCGCAGGCCGACGAGCGGTGGCTGTGGCCAGAGTTCGCGCGCATCATCCGAGACGTCGAGCCCCGCGCCGTTGTCGTCGAGAACGTGCCAGGACTGCGCACGGCCGGACTGCGTGACGTGCTGGCCGACCTTGCCGATCTCGGGTTCGATGCGGAGTGGACGTGTGTCGCAGCGGGAGAAGATCCGCGCCGCACGCACGGATGGCCGCACGCAGGAGCCCCGCACGAGCGGCGACGGCTCTTTCTTGTTGCTACCCACCCCGACCGCGCAGAGGTACGGCAGCAACCAGGGTGGCTCGGCCGGGCGTGCTGGGAAGGAGCGAGCCTCGCTCGACACGCTCGCGAAGCGCGGGCTGCTGCCGACTCCGGTCGCGTCGCTGGCGGTGAACGGCCCGAGCACACACGGAGACGGGACGCCGACATTGCTGGGAGCGGTGGGGGCGCGGCAGCCGTCGGGACTGCTGATGACGCCCACGGCGAACACCGGATCGGGAGGGACGCGCCGTCAGCGCAGCGGGGGACCGACTTTGATCGCTCAGGTTGGTGCCGCGAAACCGTCGGGACGGCCGGTGTTGCCGACGCCGACCGTCAAGGGCAACCACAACAAAGCTGGACTGACAGCGCGGTCGGGGGATGGGCTAGCGACAGCGGTTGGCGGCACGCTCCACCCGCGGTTCGTCGAGTGGATGATGGGGCTCCCGTGCGACTGGACGGTGCCAGCGCCGATGACGGCCGAGGAGATGGCGCAGAAGCGGGCCATGCTGCGCAAGAAGGTCAAGCGCCGGACTCCTGGCGAGTGATGGCATGCGGGAACGCGGTGGTGGCGCAGTGCGCCGAGATCGTGGGACGCGCGCTTGCGTCGGCGGCGAGGTGGCGATGACCGACGCAGAGCGAGCGGTACTCGCCTCGATGCGCGGCGGTCGCGCGCTCGTGCCGTGGGCGACGGCGAGCGAGGTGGTCGCGCAGCTCGAGGCGCAGGGCTGCGAGGTGGTGAGGTGCGGGGTGGCTGTGGTGACGTGGGAGGCGAGATGAGCGAGAGGACCAAGAAGGGCTTTTACGCCCGCGTGATGGGGACGTTCTGGCGGCACCCTCGGACGTGCGGCCTGTCGCTCCAAGCGCGCGGCCTGTGGGTGTCGATGCTGTCGTGGTGCGCCGACCAGCTGTCGGACGGGGTGGTCCCGGATGCGGCCCTGATGCTCATCGCCGGAGGTGCGCCGCCGAGGAAGCAACTCGACGAACTCTCCGCGGCCGGATTGCTGGAGCGCGACGACGCGGCGAAAGCGTGGCGTCTGCGGGAATGGGCCGACCACAACATCACCCGCGAAAAGTACGAGAAAGAGAAGGAGCGCGCCCGTAACGGGATGGCCAAGGCGCGCGATGTTACGCGTAACATCGAAGTAACCGGCTCGGCGGTGACGTCGAACAAGCCCGTAAGTTACAGGCCACCCTCTGATCAGGATCAAGATCAGGATCAGGAACAAGAACAGTCACTCACTAGCGTGAGTGACACTCAGACGCGCGCGCGCCCGGTTACAACCCTCGTCGACACCGGGCGCATCGAGGTCGCGAGGCGCGCCATCCAGGCTGGCTACCAGACTCGCCGCAAGGCTGTGCCGGGACGCATCGCGACCACCGCGCCAAGCCACGGCGACGCCTGCAAGCTGGCCGGCCTCGGCGCGCTGCCGCCCGACGATCTCGTGGCCATCATCGATGGCTTCTTCGACGACGAGGCCATGCGGGTCGAGGGCTACCCGGTCGGCTATCTGCTGGCGAACCCGAACGAGTGGGGGCGGTCCGCGCTCGATGCGGCTCGCGACGATGGGCACAGCCGAGAGCGCCCGGCCGTGCAGGAGATCCCGCCATGGGCGCGAACGGAGGTGGGTCATGGGTGACGCGATTGCGACGCTGCGGTCGGTCGGGCTGCGAGGGCCGGCGAGTGACGCCGAGGTTGCCGCGTGGGAAGCGCGCCGCGACTACGAGCGATGGCGCGAGGAGGGCAAAGCTCGTCGACTGCGACGCGCAGAGATCCTCGATCGCGAGCTGCCGGGCGAGTTGACCGACGACGGGCGGCGGACGGTCGTCCACGAGATGCGGCCACACCCGCTCACGGCCGATCTCGTGCTCTCGTGGGGCGCGGCGAAGGACGGGCCGTGCGCGCTGGCCGTCGTGGGCGAACGCGGCGTCGGCAAGACCGTCGCGGCAGCGTGGTGGGTCGCTGACATGGACGGCCGCTACGTGCTCTCGAGCGAGCTCGTGCGGCTGTGGTCGGCGCAGTACGGGCCGGACCGCGAGCGATGGGAGTCGCTCAAGCGCGCTCGCGCTCTCGTGGTCGACGAGATCGGCGGCGAGCGTCAGCGCCTCGACGACGTGCGCGCGATGCTCGAGGAGCTCATCAACGCTCGCCAGGGCTCGCGCACCAAGACGCTCCTGTTGGGCAACATCACGAAGGCTCAGTGGGAACAGCGACTGACGCCGCGCGCCGCATCTCGCTGGCAGAGCGTCGGGTACACGCTGGAGCTGACCAGCCGCGTCGACATGCGCCGCCGTCGGCGTTCGCCCGCTACGGCTGAGGTGACCCGATGAGCGAGACCGAGGAGCCTGCCATGGTGCGCGACGAGACGCTGCTACGCGACCTCGACGCCGAGCACGCGCTGAGGGCGCGGCGCGGCCTGCGGGCGGCGTACGTCAAGCGACGCCGGAGCGATGGGCGCACGCAGTGGGTGCACGTCACGAGGTGGGACGCGTGAGCGCGGCGGTGGGTAGGTGGCCCGGAGACGGGTCGGCAGCTACGTCCGCGCGTCCGAGTGACGAGCGGGCGTCTGAGGGCAACGTCGTGGCGGGAAACGCTATGACATCCGTGTCATGGCGCGAGCCGCGAGAGCTCCAGGCGCACCCCATCGGGCCGCTCGTGCGGACGTGTCGCGAGGGCGGCGAGCTGACGGACGGCGAGCGCGCTGCGGTCGAGGCGTCGGGGCTGCTCGACGTGCGCGAGGGCGGCGCGTGCTGGGCGTACGTGCACGACGCGCGAGGGCGCGAGCGGTGGGTGCGCGGCGTCGTCGCTGGCGGCATCCGGTCGCAGTACTGCGGGCGGCATGTGCGGCAGTACGAGGGTCATGATGTGGTGCAGGTCAACCCGTGGCTCGAGACGGTGCGGGTGCGCTTCGATGGTGAGTCAGAGGCGCGAGATGTGGCGGTCGAGAGGGTGAGAGCGGGCCACGCGGTATGACTCCGGTATGACCGCTCGTGTCACAAACGGGAAGCGTCCGCCAGGCAAGAAGCGCGGGGCGGTTCAGCCTGCGCTCGACAAGCGCGAGGCGTTCGTGCAGGCGTACATGGGCGAGGCGCAGATGAACGGGAAGCGCGCGGCGACCATCGCTGGCTTCTCTCCCGACCGTGCGCATGTGACCGCAAGCCAGCTGCTCGACGAGCCGGAGGTGCAGGACCGCATCAGGGCGATCAAGCTGGAACGCGCAGCGGAATCGAAGATCACGGCAGAGATGCTGACGGCGCGACTCATGGAGATTGCCGACGGTCGCATGCTCGCGACGATTGGTGTGTCAGAGGGTGTGCCGATTGTGGGCGAGCCGCGGCACTCCGATCGCATTCGCGCGATCGAGTTGGTGGCGAAGCTGAATGGTCTCGACGTGCTGCGTGTGCAGGCTGTCGACAGCGACCCCGCGACAGTCGAGCAGCGCGAGCGACTGAGGGCACTTCTCGACAGGCTCGACGAGACCGAGCGCGCGATCGACGCTACGCCGCGTTCGCCAGGAGAGGGTGGAGGTGAGTGATGAGCAAGCGCGTGAAGCGGTGGCGGATCTCGGATGTGGTGAAGGCGTTGTGCAAGGAGCGTGGCTTCAAGTGGGAATACGACGGAGGAAGTAACACGGACGTCGACAATGATGCTGCGTATGTCGTGACGCACGCGGCGCGAGAGGGACGGTCGTTCATGCAGCTGGTGATGAAGGCCCCGTTCTCGCTGCCGGTGGTGTTCGGCATGGAGCCTCTGAACAGAACGCCGCTTTGGGAACGGCAGCCGGAGTCAAGGCAAGCGGTCGAGGCACTCGCTCAAAGGATCGTCGCCGAGGCGCGACGCCTCAAGGTGCCGCGGAGGGCGTGAGTGACACTCACCGCAGCAGAGGCAGCGCGGGCCATCGAGGAGCTTCAAGCGAGCATCCACGCGGCCGAGTTGCGTCTTGCGCGGGCTGACTCGGTGCTCGACTACCAGTTGCGCATGGGCCGGATGGTGTTCGGGCCAGCGTGCCAGAGGCGCGACGATCTGTCGCCCATCGCTGACGCGTGGGACCGCGTGTTTCGCGCGTCATGCGGTGAGGCCGCGCCGGTCATCGCGCTCGTGTCGGCACCGCCGCAGATCGGAAAGACGATGCTCGGCCAGTACGCATGCGCGCGCCACATCACTCGCCGGCCGGACCATCGAATCGGTCTGGTGACGTACGGACAGGATCTGGCGAACGAGAAGTCCCGCGAGATCCGCGACATCGTGAAGGCCGCGAACGTTGAGCTCCGCGGCGACTCAAAGGCCGTTGACTCGTGGTACACGACGCGCGGCGGAGGGATGCTCGCACGTGGTCGAGACGGCGGCCTCACGGGCCAGAGCGGGCTCAAGGCGGTGTGGATCTGCGACCCGTACAAGAACCAGGTGGAGGCCGAGAGCGATGCCGTGTCATCACGCATCGTGTCGCAGGTCAGTTCCGCGGTGATGTCTCGTCGCCACCCCGAAACGAGTGTGGTCATCGAGCACACGCGCTGGACATCAACAGACCTGATTGCGCAGATGGCGGTCAAGCTTGAGCCGTTGCGCGCCGCTGGCGTCGATGTGCTCGAGATCAACATTCCGAGCGTGGACGTGAACACGGGCGAGCCGCTGATTACGTTCGGCGGCCGCGACCGCGCGTTCTACGAGGCTCAGAGGTTGCTCGTCACGGAGCACGACTGGTGGGCGCTCTACATGGGCTCGCCGCGTCCACGTGAAGGCAAGCTGCTGCGAGGCGTGCACACGTACGACGTGCGGCCCGGCCGCTACGCGTGCGCGATTGGTATGGACCTCGCGTACTCCACGCGCACCACGGCGGACTGGTCGGTCGCTGTCGTTCTCGCGCGTGAGCTCGACGCCGAGCCAGGACAGCCGCCGCGCTTCTTCGTGCTCGAGGTGCTGCGCCGTCGCTGCTCGTTCTCGGAGTGGTGCGCGGAGATGCGCGCTCTACAGATGCGCTACCTCGGCGCTCAGGTCTACATGCGCACGGGCGGACAGGAGGCCGCGCTCCTCGAGACGGCGCGCTCGATGGGGCTGAGCGTTCGCCACGAGCCAACGAAGGGCGACAAGCTGGTGAACGCTCGTGCGCTCGAGGCTGATTGGAATCACGGGCGCGTGCTCGTGCCTGCGTCGGCGACGTGGGATGTGAGCGGCTACGTGTCGCGTGCGCTGGACTTCTCGGGCATGTCGAGTGCCGAGGTGGACGACGAGATCGACGCGACGGTGACAGCGCACAAGGCGCTGAGCGAGGGCGTGCTGACGCCAGGCAACGTGGGACGACCTGCCGGTCGTGCGCCGGCATCGAGAGGAGGGTGGCTGTGATGGACAGTGACAACCGAGGTCCGCGGGAGATGGCGTACGACAAGCACATCGCTCCGCTGATGACAGAGATTATCAGGCTCGCGAAGGAGTATGACGTGCCGATGTTCGCAACGTTCGTCTACAGCGAGCCGGAAGACGATGTGCTTCTGTGCACCACGGCGCTTCCGCTGGGCAACGACGGTCGACACGAGATTGTCGACAGGCTGCGAGAGGTCGTCAGGCCGCGCGCGCACTTCATGGCGATGACTATCACGCAGACCAGGCGCGCATGAACGCTCGCCGCACGCTCGACGCGATCATCCATCTCTGGCGCGCTGCTCGTCACGCGCGTCAGGCTGGGCGCGAGTCTGACGTCGCGTTCGCCCTCCTCGAGCGAGAGGCCGCGCTTGGTGAGGCGGCGAGTGGACTGCACGCGCTCGCTGACGCGTCAGGCTCGGCGGTGGTGCGCGTGTACGCGAGGGCTGCGGAGAGCGTGCTCGTGGAGAGCACGAGAGGACGGGTGGACGCATGAGGAATCCGACGACGGCATTCGACGAGGCTGTGACCGATGCTGTGGACACGCTGCCGGGCGACCCCGGCGCGAAGTCGGCAACGCTTCTGTGGCTCGCAGCGGAGATCGCGTGCGACGTCTGCGGGGTGGAGCCGCATCCGGACACGGTGTCAGAGATCGCGAAGCTGTGCGCGCTCACCATGCGCTCTTACATCGACGTCAAGCGAGGTGAGCGATGACCGAGGACCTCGGCACGACCGGCCAGCGATTCGCGGCGCTCGAGGAGCGCATCGTCACACTTGAGGCGCGTCTACTCGCACCGCCAGCCGTGGCAGGGGCGACGACGGACGCGTCTCTCTCGGAGAGCGTGAGCGCCTACGCGGAGCGCCACTTCGGCGCCGGCGTCTGCCACGTCGACCACGATGCGTGCAGAGCCGAGCAGCGGGGTAGCGCAGGACGAGCAGCGCAGGGGCCGTGCGTGCGCGGCGTCGTGGACCTCGTGACACCCTCGGCAGACGATCAGCATGCGGCAGAGCGTGGCACGCCTGCGGCTGACGCGGAGGTGACGGCGAGCGAGGGCGGCGACACTGCGCGGGCGGACAGCGCAGCTGCTGGGATTCGCGAGGCGGTGGACATGCTCGTCAAGGCGGATGCGCACGAGCGCGTCGCGGCAGCATGCGACCCGTACGACAGCGTGCGCAGAGCCAGCCTCGGGTACGAGGCGAAGAGGCTGCGGCGCGACGCGGAGGCGCGCATCGAGGCGCTGAGCGAGTGGCTCCTGCTTGAGACGTCGGCCGCTGACCACATGCGTGCACGTGTCGATGAGGCGCGCGCGGAGCGGGATGCCGCAATCGCAAAGGTCGAGGCGATGCGAAGAGGTGCGCAAGGGATGGAGGCCGAGCGCGACGCGATGCGCCACGAGCTGGCCAGCATGCGCGCCGAGCTCGAGCGCGAGAGGGTGCGGCGGAAGGCGGCCGAGGACGCGCTGGCTTTGGTGGCCGCGTCATGCGGAAAGCCGAGCGTGCAAGCGGCCAAGCGGGGACTTGTCTTCGGCGCGCACGTCCGCCATCCGGGAAGCGACGAGAGGCTCGGCATGGTGACCGGATTCGACGAGGACGGAGATCCTCTGGTGAATGGCGTGGCGTACTACGCGGAAGACATCGTGCTCGACACCGAGGCCACCACATGAGCGGCGACGAGGGAGAGCGCAGGCTGGTCGACGAGCTGCGGCCCGTGATGCTGATGCATCGCGCGGAGGTGCGTGCGGCCAACGAGCAAGCGGCCACGTGGGCGCGCGTGTGGCGAGAGGAAGTGATCGCGCACGGCCAGCACGGGCGGCCGACCGAGCGGTACAAGCGAGGATTCCGGTGCGTCGCACGCAAGCGAGCGCGCGCCGCTCACCGCGCGTATGACGCTGCGCTGAGTCGGTGGCGCAATGAGGTGCGGAGGGCGTTGCCTTGCGGGCGGCGCATGGACGGCGCCCGCATCGTGTTCACGTTCGGCGAGGGCAAGTCGTGACCACAGCTGACACGCTGCTGCGACTCCGGCGCGAGGCACAGAACGCCGACGCCATGGCTCGCGACGCTCGCATCGACTGGTCGCGCGAGGTGCGCACCTTCGGCCAACACGGGCACGGCGCGATGCTGTGCAAGCGAGCGACTCGCATTGAGGCGCGACGCAGGGCGCGTCTTGCTCACCGCGCGTACGAGTCCGCGCTCGACGATGTGCGCGACGGCGCGTCGCTGTCGCCGTTCCGTCGTGGACCACTGGTACGTCAGTGCGTGGCGTGCGCCGCGGACATGGCTTCGTTTGCTCACTGCCGCGTGGAAACGGGCCTGTATCCGATGCCGCACTACGCGTTCATGTGGACATGCCCAAGGTGCAGCACCGTCGCTGCGTGGGTCGGAGGTTCTGAGCGGTGGAGGGTGCAGTCGTGACCACGCGCGCGCTACACCTCCGACGTGAGCGCCGCGAGGGCGAGGGCCTCGATCTGCGCTTCTCGCTCTGCGGCATGGTCGCGGTCGACGTCACGGACTCGCACGTCGAGGTGACGTGTCGTGTCTGTCAGCGCCGCATGCGTGAGCAGTGGTCGGCGTCGATTGCGGACGCCGCCGAGGAGACGTACGGCGTCGAGGTAGCGGTGCATCGAGGCCGCACGCTGCTCACGACGCAGGACCGTCGCGCCATCGAGCGCAGTCGTCGAGGCGAGGAGAACGAACGGCCGCGGTGGGGCACGCTCGCTGCCGCGTGGCAGCAGTGGGCGCGCGTGGTCGACGACGGTGCACCCGTGCGCTCCACGAGCGATCCCGGACGCTTCGGGCAGGCCATGGGCGCAGGCGGCGGGACGGTGCGCACACCTGGCGGACGCGACGACATCGTGGATTTCGAGCGCGCGCTCGTGCGTGCGTGCGTGCCGATGACGGTGGGCGCGGAGGAGGTGAGCGCGGAGCTCGTGCGCTTCATCGTCGAGGCGCGCATGGGCGGCAAGCGCGTGTGGTCGCGCACTGAGGGCCGCAAGGCTGGCACGTGGCGTCGCGTGCCTCAGACGTACGAGGCGATCGCGGAGACGCTGGGCGACGGCTGGACGAAGCGGCACGTCACGCTCGTCGTTCGCCATGTCACTCGTGAGATGACCGAAGACCTCGTGGCGCGTGGCGTGCTCGAGGCTCGCGAGCTGCGCCGAGGCGGGCGCACGGAGGCAGCGGAAATGCGGATTCCCGGATACGACCTGGAAGGGTGGAAGGAGATCGCCGCGCACATGCAGACGAGCGAGCGTGCGGCACGTTCGTACGTGAGTCGCGGCCTGCCGGTGCGCACGTCGAGCACGGGCCGCGTGTACGCTCAGCGCGCGGAGATCGACGCGTGGAGCACGCGTCAGGTGGAGCGAGCGAAGGAGAACGCATGACGACGCCGATGACGAGAGAGCGCCTCGAGCTGTTCCGCAAGCTGCACGCGGAGGAGCAAGCGGAGGAGCGCGCCGAGCCTACGATCGACTGGAAAGACGACGCGGTCGGCGAGTTGCTCGCCGAGGTAGATCGGCTGGAGCGCGCACGCGTGGCGTCGCATCGTGGGGAGCCCGACCATTGGTGGCGGTCCGACGATGGCGTGACGTTCTACCGCGTGCCGATGAACGAGAGCTCGTGCGACGGGCCTGACCCGGAGTGCCCGTGATCGTCGACATCCGACTCGTGCGCGACCGTGACGGTTGGTGGCGTGTCAGCGTCGAGGGCGTGCGTGTGCGTGGTCGATGGCTGACGCGGGTGTCAGCGCTGTCGGCGCTCGCTGACATGATGCGCGATGTAGCCGAGCGATGACTCGCCGCTGATTGCCGCACTCTGCCGCTCTCGTCCGTTGGCAATAGGTCCGTTTTCGTGCCTCTCTTGGGTAGGCTCGCGCGACCTGGCCCACCCACCACCTCCCCAGGACGCGTTGAGCCGCTTACGGTGCGCCTGCGGCGCGTGGAGGCGTCATGGCGTGGACCGACTGGCTCCCGTGGAGCAAGCGCGCGGCAGCCGCCCCGCTGACGCTCAGCGGCGGCGCTCCCGTCGGTCGCGTGTACGGCGTGCCTCGCACGTCGCGGCAGGTCAGCGATCCGATGGAGTACGAGGTCAACGCTGGCCAGCAGCTCGTGAGCGCACTGCGCTCCGCTGACGTCGGCACGATCTCGCCGCTACAGGCCATCTACGAGGGCGCGCTCGTGCGTGACTCGCGCCTTCGTGGCGTGTCCGCTGCGCGCATTCACGCGATCACGTCGAGGCGCTGGGCAGTGCGCCCACCGGTCGGCTACGAGCAGGACCGCGACGCGCTCGCAACGGCGCAGTCGGTCTCGACGATCCTCTACGAGACGCCTGGCTTCGCGCGTCGTCGCGCCGAGCTTGCGCAGGGCATCCTCCGCGGCGTCGGCGTCCTCGAGCACGACTGGCAGCTCGATTCGCGCGGGTGGGTCGTCTCGCGTCCGCGCCCCATCGATCCCACGCGCCTCTCCGTCGATGAGTACGGCGAGTTGTGCGTGTACGAGCCTGGCGCGGAGTGCCACGGCAAGCCGCTGTCCTCGTGGCCGCACAAGTTCATCGTGCACAGCCCAACGGGCGGCGTGCATCTACGTCTCCAGAAGCGCGGCGCGCTGCGTCCGCTCCTCGCGCTCGCGCTCGCGAAGCGGTTCGGGCTGCGCTGGTGGCTCGAGATGATCGAGCGGTACGGCCAGCCGCAGCTGTACGGCGTGGTCAACGACCCGAGCACGTCCACGACGATGCTTGACGAGGTGGTTGACCAGCTTGGGCAGTTGTCCTCGACGTGGCGCGCGGCGTTCCGCACGGGCGTCGAGATCAACGAGATCCCCGTCTCGCTCTACCCCGAACTGCACAAGCTGTTCGCGGACTACTGCAACACGGAGTACGCGGTCTCGCTACTCGGCGGCAACCTCAGCATCGAGGTCAAGGACGCGCAGACGTACGGCAGCCAGGCGCAAGCGCAGGTGCGCGGCGACATCCTCGCGGCCGACCTCACCGAGCTCGACGAGACGATCTGCGATCAGTGGCTCGCGCCGCTCGTGCGTTTCAATCGCCCCGGCGCCGTCGTGCCAGTCATCGAGACGGCAGTGCAGGCGCAGCGCCCGTGGAGCGTCGCGGAGTACCAGGCCGGTCTCTGCACGAAGAACGAGCTCCGCACGTCGAACGGCTACGACGCGATCGACGGCGGCGACGCGTTCGCCGCGCCACAGCTTCCGCCCGCGTACAGCGGGTCGCCTCTTTCCCTCCCAGCCTCCACAAGCGCGCCGGGGGGTGCGTCTGCGGAGGTCCCTTTTCCGAGGGCCGCGATGACGCCGAGTGGGGCGACGTCGCAGACCTCGACGCATCCGCTCGCGCGACTGCTCAGGCAGTCGTCGGACGACCGGGCGCACTAGCCGCTGAGGCGCTCCTCGAGAGCGCGTCTCTCGGCCGCTCGATGCTCGACCTGCTCGCGGCGCACGCGCGCTCGCTGCGTGGTCCGAGTGACATCGACGAGGTGGTGGCCCGCTGGGCCGACCAGCTCCAGACCGACGACAGGCTCGCGGGCCTGCTCTACCGCACGTCGTTTCAAGCGGCGCTCGGCGGCCAGTTGATGGTGCGTGAGGTCGAGCTCGCAGAGGACAGCGACAGCGCAGCACGCGCCGTCACCTCGCGCCGTGAGTCGCCGTTCTTGGCGATGCCGTTCGACGACGCGGTTGCGTTCTTCCGCGCGAAGCGGCTGATCTCCGAAGAGGAGTTCGACGCGCTGCGTGACCGCTACCGTGAAGGTGGCTTCGTGGCGCGGCGTCTCGCGACAGAGCGTCTGCGCGAAGTGGCACGCACAAGCATCGCGCGGCTTCTCGAGCAAGACCTCACCACCGACGAGGTGTACGAGGCGATCCGCGCTGCGGAGCGTGACGAGGTGCGAGCGATGGGCATCGCGCCCGCGAGTCCGCACTACCTCGAGACCGTCGTGCGAACGAACGTCGCGACGTCGTACGGCGCTGGCCGATGGCAGGCCGTCAACGATCCCGACGTCGCCGCGCTGCGCCCCTTCCTTCGCTACGTGACCGCTGGCGACGAGGCCGTCCGGCCGATGCACCGCGCGCTTCACGGCCGCGTGTTCCGGCAGGGCACCGACGAGGCCGCGTACTACGCGCCCCCGCTCGGCTTCCGATGCTTCCCGTCAGGCGTTGTCGTTGAGGGCACCTTCGACGGCGCCTACCGCGCTTGGTACGACGGGGAGATTGTTGAGGTACTTACGGAGCATGGCCGTCGGCTCCCCGTCACCCCGAATCACCCGATAGCAACCGTGAACGGGTTCGTTGCGGCGGGCTCTCTCCACGAGGGAGACGATCTCGTTTGTTACGAACGCACCGTCGATCTCAACGGTGCGGCGACCCCACAGTGGACCAACGTAGACAAAGAGCACGCACCAGCCGCCATTGAGCAGGTATTCGGTGCGTTCGCGGACTCTATCTCGGCCAGCGTGGACGGGTGGAGTCCCAACGACTTCGATGGCGACGCGCGCTTCATGCGCGGCCAGATCGATGTTGTAGGGGCCCCAGGCAAACTGGCGCTCCACGGCACAGCCAGCGGCGTCGAGCAGACCGGCGATTGTGTCCTCGTGCTTGCCGATGAGGCGTCCGCCGCTGGCAGCTCTGGCGACGCGCTCCTCAAGCGTGTGGACTCGACCCCTCGCGGCATTCCACGCTCTGCCGCACTGGCGCTCGACGAGGGCTCTGTCTCGCTTGATGGCGGACCACTTCAGCAGCTCCGCTTCGGAGCGGCCTCGCGGCTTCACGTTGCGCGCGACCAGTCTGCGCCTGATGGCACTGCGCGAGACGCCAAGTTCGTCAGCGAGCTTCTTCTCAGAGGCTCCGGCCTCGTAGGCACGGACAAGGTAGTCAGCGTCAAGCGCCATTCGTTCTCTGGACATGTGTTCGACCTCCAGTCGCCTTTCAGCTGGATAGGGGCGAACGGAATCATCACGAGCAACTGTCGTTGCTCGCTGACCACGATCAGCGCGAGGCAGTTCGAGGCGCGCGGCTACATGCTCACCGAGGGCCGCATCGCTGGCGTGACGCCGGATGCTGGCTGGGAGTCCGCTCCCGGCCCGCTCGCTGACTGACAAGCCCGCCGACGGCTCTGCGCTCGCGCATCCGTAATCTCGGCGGCCTATCGCGGAGTGGCGAAGTAGCAACGCACCGGCCTCATAAGCCGGCCACGCACGGGTGCAATTCCCGTCTCCGCAATCGCTTGAGGTGCACATGCCCACTCTCCCGCTCGTCGTCGTCGAGACCAAGGGCGGAGCAGAGGTGCGCCTTCGCGACGCCGACGCTGGCGAGGCGTATCCCACGCTTCGCGCCGCGCTCGACTCGCTGCTGAGCGACAACGACTACCGCCCGAAGCGCGGCATCCTGCGCGACGAGTCGGGCCGCGAGAACGGTCAGTGGCGCTGGCTTGATGCGACGGCCGAGGAGAGCGCGCCCGCGCCCGATGGCTCGCAGGTCACTCGCGACCTCATCGCGACGATGGCTGCGCGCCTCAACGCGGGCAGCCCTGCGCCGATGGATGGCGGCACGTCACCCGCGCACTCGCAGCTGAGCGCGACCGAGACGCGCTCTGACGGCTACGTGCACACGGGCGTCGAGGTGCAGGACCGCGCCGGCCGCTGGCATCTCTACGTCTACGCCGAGACCTCGCCCGACGTGGCGCGCGACATCGACTCTGGTCGCCTCGCCTACGGGTCGATCGGCTTCTCGTCTGACGGCCGACTCCTCCAGCACGCGCTGACCAACGTTCCGGCTGTCGAGGGACTGGCACCCAACAACTCCGTCCGCGCGACTGCGGGCATCCACTTCCGATCGATGAGGCTCACGATGTCCGACAAGAAGCACGCTCGCGGCCCTGCTCTCGACCTGCTCGCCAAGATCGCAGCCACGCTCGGCGTGAGCGTCGAGGACGAGATGAGCGCCGAGTCCTACGCGTCTCCCGTGATGGACGCGCTCGCGGCGATCAAGAGCGCGGCGAAGACCGAGAAGGCTCTGGAGCAGGCCGGCAATCCGGCTGCGCCGCCGCCCGCGGAAGCCATGTCCGCCACGACTCCGCCCGAGCAGAAGACTCCAGCCGACGCGCCCGTCAGGCGGGCGGTGCCCGGTCTCGAGGACCAGGCCGCGCTCGAGGCGTTCGCGTCGAGCGTCGTCGGCGGCATGCAGGATCTCTTCGGCAAGCCCGAGGCGTCGCCGAGTGAGCTGCTCGACCTCTTCACGGCGTCGCTCGCGGCGTTCAAGGGCGCGCTCGGCCAGGGCGCTCCCGCGGCCGATGCTGGCGCGGACGCTGCGGCGATGTCGCAGCAGGACGCGACTGCGGCCCGCGCCGCGCTCACGGCTCTCCCCGCGCTGCGCGCCGAGGTGGCCAGTCTGCGCGCCGAGGTCGCCAAGCGCGACACGCGCGAGGCCATCCAGCGCCGCGCCGTCGAGGCCAAGGCCACGTTGAGCGGCGAGCAGCTCGAGCAGCTCGTCGCCGACACGCTGGCAATCCAGGACACGGCCGTCCGTGAGCGGATGATCGTCAACGCGCTCCGCTCGTCCACCGTGCCGACTGGCGATGTGTTCTCGCGTCACGCGCGCGCGGACGCGAGCGTTCCGCAGACCGTCTCGGAGGCTCGCGCCGCCGAGGAGGAGGGCGTGCGTCGGGAGTTCCCGAAGTACGGCCCCAACGAGGTCAGGGCCACCGCACTGCGTCGAGCGCAGGCAAAGCACCCGCACCTCTTCGAGACCACGCGCTGACGGCGCGAGCAGAGAAGGAGACAGCACATGAGCTACACGGGCGGCGCCGTCAACGGCGCAGTGACCAAGATCGCCAACGTCGCAGTCGAGGCGAACCGCCTCGTTGCGCTCCACACCGACGCAGCGCAGGTGGTCTATCCGTCTGGCGCGGGCGGCCTCATCTACGGCGTGACGATGCACTCGGCGTCCGCTGGCGATCCGGTGCAGATCGCCAAGTGCGGTGAATACCCGGTGCGCGTGGACGGCAACGCCGCCGCCATCGTCATCGGTGACGAGTTGATCGCCGAGGGCACGGACGGGTTCGCGCGCAAGACCACGGGCTCGCCCTCGATGGTTCTCGGCATGGCCTGCGCCGCGAGCACCGCCGACGGCGACATCATCCTCGTCGACCTGAAGATTCAGTTCATCTGAGCGACGCGCTCAGCAGCAGAAAGGACCAACCATCATGGCTGGCGCATACGTCTCGGAAGCCCACATCAATCCCGGTCTGACCGACTTCGCGACCGGGTACAAGAACGGCAAGTACATCGCCGATCTCCTCTCCCCCGTCGTGTCCTGCGACATGCGTTCGGACACGTTCCGCACGCGCTCGCGCCGTGACGCGACGAACATCCTCGAGGCCGTGTTCGGGCCGGAGACCGAGGCGCGGAGTGGCATCTACAACGTCAGCTCGAGCACCTTCAAGGTGGTCGACTACGGCCTCAAGCTCCCGATCAACTCCGCGGACCTCGACGCCAACAACGGGCCACTCGACCCGCGCCAGGGCAAGACGCAGCAGCTGATGAACAGCCTGCTCCTCGCGCGCGAGTTCCGCGTGGCGACGCAGTTCACGACCACCGGCAACTACGCCTCGACGGCAGCGGCGTCGGCGGTGTGGGCGAACAAGACCACGGCGACGCCGGTCGACGACATCCTCACGGCGATCCGCCGCATCGCGCCGAGCTCCGAGGAGTCGCGACTCGTGGCGTGGTGCAGCATCGACGTGTGGCACACGCTCCGCGTGCACCCGCAGCTCCTGGCGCTCAAGGGCGCGACGAGCGGCATGATCAGCCGCGCCGAGTTCGGCGAGTTCTTCGACTGCGACGAGCTCGCGGTCTCGGACGCTCAGCGCGACACGGCCAACCCCGGCGCGGCGAGCGGCAGCTACTCGCGAGTCTGGGGCACGACCGTGTTCGGCATCGCGCGCGTTCCGCTCAACCCGAGCGGCAAGGACATCGAGTCGTTCGCGTGCACGTTCCGCCTCGGCGGTCAGGTGCGCGTGCGTGAGTACGCGGCCCCGCACATCGGCCCCGGCGGCTCGGTGATGATCCAGGCCGAGCACTCGGATGACGAGGTGCTCCCGCAGAACGACATGGCCACCCTCATCACGAGCGTCGCGTGATGCGAGTGACGCTCCTCCGCCCGATGCTCTTCGCTGAGCGGCGCTTCGATGCTGGCGTGACGATCAACGTCTCGCCCGAGATCGGAGTGTCTCTCGTGAGCGCCGGAGTCGTTCGCGACGCCGACAGCGCGAGCGGGAGCGTCAACGCGTCCACCTCGAGCAAGAAGGGGAAGCCATGAGCGCCCAGCAGGCACACACAATCGGCAAGCTCCTCGCGAGCACCAATGACCAGGTGGTCGTGTTCGACCACCTCAAGACTGCCGCCGACGGCGCGGCCTCGACGGCAACGTCCGAGGTCCCCGTCGGCATGGCGCGACGCTCGAGCCGCGTGCTCGCCGCGTACTTCGTCCCGGCTGCATCGCTCACCGCGGACAACACGAACAACGCGACGATCATCGTCAGCAAGCGCGCGGCGGGTGGCGGCAGCAAGACCACCGTGGCCAGCGCGACGACGGCGATCACGGGTACCGGCAACTTCACCGCGTGGGTTCCCGTGCCTCTCACCGTCGTCTCTGCCGACGCCACGGTCACGGCGCTGAGTCAGCTCAGCTTCGAGATCACCAAGGGCGGCACTGGCGTCGTCGTGCCGATCGGCAAGCTCGTCGTGTACCTCACCGACAACTACTGAGCGCGACATGGCACACCCGTACACCACGCGCGCGAGGCTCGACGCCCTCGTCCGGCCCGCGCGCATGGTGGCGCTCCTCGACGTCGACCAGGACGGCATCGAGGACACGAGCGTGTTTGCTGACGCGATCGAGCGCGCCGCGAATGCGGTCGACGCCGACCTCGCGCGCCTCTACTCGGTTCCCTTCGCCGCGGTGACCGACTCGCCGGCAACGCCCGGCATCATCTCCGACCTGACGGACTACTACGCTGCGGCGTGGCTCTTCCGCATCGGCGGTGCGCCCAACAGCGCCGACGCCGAGGCGTTCCTCGCTGAGTACACACGTCTCCTCGGCCGCATTCGTGCGGGCGAGGCCGCCGTGCCTGGTGCGACCGAGGCGGCAGCGGACAGCGGCATCGCGGCGATGGTCGCGGCCGGCGAAGCACCGCAGTTCGCGGGCGTCGACTCGCGCGGCGTGCGTCGATCTGAGGGCCTGTTCTGAGCGGAGGTGCGCGATGCTCATTGAGCTCGTCCCTCCCGCGCAGGCTGGCAGCGACGTCGGCGACCTGACGGCCGCGATTCTCGAGGGCCTCGACGGCGCGCTCTCGCCCATCGGCGAAGTGCTGCACGAAGAAGTCTCGCAGCGTTTCGAGACGCAGACCGATCCGCAGGGTCGGCCGTGGACACCGCTGTCGGAGAAGACCCTCATCGCGCGCGCGCGCAAGACCGCGGGCACGAAGATCCTCATCGTCACGGCGATGCTCAAGAACAGCTTCGCGCCGCGCGTCCAGCGCGACCAGCGACGCGTGAGCATCCACGCGGGCGGTCCGGCCGCGGCGTACGCGGCAACGCATCAGTTCGGGCGCGGCAACATCCCTGCGCGTCCCATGCTCCCCGTCGGGCCTGGCGGCCCGCCAAGCGCGGCGCTCGTCGCCGAGGTGCGCGCCACCATCGCCGAGTCCGTGCGAGCCGCACTCGCCCGCTACAGGGCACGGAGGGGCCAGCGATGACCTTCCCGACGTCCACGCGACCAGCGCTCGAGGCGATCTACGAGTCGCTCACGCTGGTCACCGGACGCACGCGCGCGCTTGCCGAGGACCGGCTCTTCAAGCGCGCCCCCGCTGCACAGCGCGGCGAGGCGGGCAACGAGGCCGAGGCGATCAAGCTCGGACGCGCCTGCTTCGTCTACCTTCGCGACCTCTCCGCTGCACCGCAGCCCGAGGTCGCTCCCGGCGACCGACTTCGATACTCCGGCATCTGCGAGATCGTGCGGCGCTACCGCGCAGGCAACGACCTCTTCTCGGCCGAGTCGGAGCGCGCGTACGTGACAGCGACCGACGACTCGCACCTCGTGCGAGCGGCCCTGTGCTGGCCTGGAGCTCTGACGCTCACGATGGCTGGCGAGGAGACCGGCATCGACGGTGGCGCGCTCACGTCGATCGGGCACCGAGTCATCGGACCGACGCGCGCAGAGCAGCGCGGCTTCATCGCTTGCGTCGACCAGTTCCCGATCTCTCTGACTCTACGGATGGAGTGACCGCATGACCTTCATGACTCCGGGCATCGCTCGCGTCCGTATCGGCGTGGAGAGCACGTACGCGGCCGACATGACCGGCACGATCGGCGATCTCTTCGACATTCGGACGATGGAGGCGACGCCGGGCTTCGGGCAGCAGATGCTTGAGGACAGTTCGGTGGTGCAGCGGTACTGGCAGCGACGCCTGAGCGTGCTCGGCTTCGATCGCCCCGCGTACGAGCTCGCGAGCTACTTCGTCGGCTCCGGCCAGACGATCAACGCGGCAGCGTCCATCACCAAGACCGCGCAGGCCAAGGTCCTCGAGAGCATCCTCGGCGGCTACACGTCGCCCGGCGCTGGCTCGACGGTCGCGGCATCTCCCTCGCCGAGCGCCACGGGATTCACGGTCGCGTCGGGTCACGGCTCGCGCTTCACGCCTGGTGGCCACGTGTGGGTCGACATCGGCGGCACGTACCAGTGGAACGTGGTCAAGACGGTGTCCACCGATGCGCTCACCTTCGCGTGGGAGTTCAGCGCCGCGCCCACGCCGCTCGCGGTGGTCCTCAACAGCCTCCACGTGTGGCCCGAGGAGCCGAGCGTCGCGCAGACGTCGCTCCAGGTGCTGTGGGAGGCCGCGGTCAACCGCGAGCACATCTTCCTTCTCTGCGGCATGCAGGCGACGTCGTTCGGCGTGACGATGGCGCTCGGCGATCTGCCGCAGTGGACCGCATCGCTACAGGGCGCGGTCGACTACCACGACGACACCATCGCGACGCCGCAGGGCGGCAGCGCGATCGCTGAGGCGACGTACGATGGCGGCGAGCCGAGCGCGTTCGTCAAGGGCGGCCTGCTGTTCGGTCCCATCGCGAGCACGACCCGCACGTTGATCGATTTCACGTCGTTCACCTTCACGCCCAACATCAGCCACACGCCGATCGCGAGCCCGCACGGGACGCAGGGCATCCGGCAGATGTGGCGCGAGCGCGGCGACGCGCCCCAGGTCCAGTTCACGATGCCGATCGAGTCGACGACTGCGAAGACGTACCGCACGGCGCGCGACAACCGGACGAAGTACCAGCTCGCGGCGTTCTGCGGTGGAGCGGCCGGCGACTTCCGCGCCATCGAATGCGGCACCGTGCAGATCACGGATGTCGCCGAGGCCGACGCGGGTGGCCGTCGCGGCATGACGATCACGTGCCGCGTGCTCGAGGACGAAAACAAGACGAGTCAGAGCACGGCATTCCGCCGCGCTCCGTTCCGGCTGTCGTTCTCCTGACGCAAAGATTCGAGGAGGTGGGACATGGCAGATCCGCTGGTGCGTACGATCGAGGTCGTGCGCGCGACTGACCCCGCGCTCGCGCTCTCTCCGAGCGAGCGGCGCGACTACGCGCAGACCCGCGATCCGCTCAAGATCCGTGAGCTGCCCGGACAGCGCGCGGTGCGGTTCGTCGTGCGCCCGCTGGGCAACGTCGACTGCGGCGCGGTCGAGCGCAGCGCGAACGCGAGTGAGATGGTCGTGCGCTCGTTCTGGCTCGGCTGCATCGAGATCCGCGACGCTGACGAGATGGGCCCGCGTGTGGGCGCGTGCCTGCGTCCGACGATGCGCATGAACGGCCGCGACCAGTGCGCGTGGAGCGACTCGGAGCTCGAGGCCATCCAAGAGACGTTCGGCCGCGCCGCCATCTACGAGATCGGGACGGTCATCTACGAGCGGACGCTGCGGGGAAAAGCCGCGGGCGGCTCCGTGCCCTACACGGTGCCGCAGTCATCGCTGGACGAGCTCACGTCGATGGAGGCCCGCCTCCGTGCGGAGCAGGCGTTGAGCGCGCAGGCAAAGACCTCCTCCACCTGAAGGCCCTCCCCGCCGCGCGTGGCGTGCACGAAGCGGCGCGCGCGCTGCGCGACAGCCATCAGTGCGACTGCGACGGCAAGGTGCGCAGGCTGCGCGTGCTCTCGCGCGAGGACGCGGCAGAGCAGGTCGCGCGGAACGTCGAGACCATCACCGGCCAGCGGTACGACGGGTGCCCGTGGCGCGCGTACGAGGATCCGTTCATCGGCGAGGTGCTGCGCGCCTACCGCCACTGGAAAGAACGATCGCTCCATCTCGTGTGGGGCAATGACCCGCCCGTCGCGCTGATCCGCGGGCTCGAGGTCTACGACGCCGCGCTCAACGCGATCCGCGCTCACGACATGGGCGAGGACCGCAAGAAGCGCGAGCAAGAGCGCCAGAAGCAACTCAGCGAGCGTGCAGCGAAGAAGGGACGAGGCCGACCATGAGCGACTTCGATCTCGAGTTCGGCGTGCGCGTCAACAACGTCGAGGGCTCGATCCGCGACGTTGGGCGCGTTGCCGAGGCCAATCGCACGGCTGCGCAGACCACCGCGCGAGCGGCGCAGACCTCGGCGCGCGCGGTCGCGCAGCTTGGCACGAGCGTGCAGCAGGTCGGCCAGCGCACCGGTCAGAGCGTGGCCGCACTCGGCGCGTTCGCAGCTTCGCTCGGAGAGTTCTCGCCACTTGGCCGCACCGCGAGTGCGGCGATTTCTCAGCTCGGCGGCGCTGTCGGCGCGCTGTCGGGCGCGATGGGACCGCTTGGTGTGGCGCTCGGCGCGGCCACGCTCGGGCTCACCGCGTACCGCCTGATCGCCGCTGCTGCGGCCGACGTCACGTCCGAGTTGACTGTCACGATCGACACGCAGGCAGCGTCGTACGACAGCCTGCTCGAGTCGATCCGCAACGTGAACCGCGAGCGATCGCAGCGAGACACGCTCGCGATGGGCCTCGGTTCGCTCGAGGAGCAGCAGGCTGCGGTCGCGCTCCAGGAGCGCACGCTACAGAACCTCAACGAGACGGCGCGCGCCCTCTCTTCGATGGCGGCGAGCGAGCAGAACCTCCGCGCGCTGACGGCGGTTGGCCAGGCACGCGCTCTCACCGAGCAGCGTCTGTCGTCTGCGCGCGACGCGCTTTCGCAGGCGCAGCAGGACATGGAGGCCGACGCGGCGGACTTCATCGCCACCGGTCGCATGCCCGGAGACACGGGCGACGAGGGTGGGCGGAGTCGCGGTGGCGCTCGCCCCGAGCGCGACACGTTCCGCTCCGACAACGGCGCGGCACTGCGACAGATGATCGCCGACGCAGACGCGGGCGGCGCGGACGCGTTGACCTTCGCGGCAGGCCTCGGCACGGACGCCTACGCCGAGAAGGCGGAGGAGCGTTTCGAAGCCGAGAAGGAACGCGCTCGTGAGATGGCCGAGATGCAGCGGCAGGCCATCGAGCAGCAGCGCGAGCTCGCAGACGCAGCGCGCGAGGCATCCGCCACCTTCAACGACTCGTGGCGCGGCTCCATCGACGACGTGATCGAGGCGTGGCGCGACGCACGCGAGGCGCAGCAGCGCGCGGGCCAGGCGATGCTCTCGCAGTCCGAGCTGATGCGCGTCGGCATGACGTCGGTCGGCAACGAGATCGCGGACGTCGTCGGCGGCACGATGGTTGGCGCTTTCGAGTCCGCGCTCGGCGCGTGGCTCGACGGATCGAAGAGCTTTGTTGAGGCCGCCGAGGACATGGTGAAGGGCGTCCTCAAGGCGCTCGTCATCGAGTCGATCGTGCAAGCTGTCACGGAGACCGCGCGCGGCATCGCCGACCTCGCTAGCTACAAGTACGACACGGCCGCGTTGCACTTCGCTGCGGCCGCTGCGTGGGGCGCTGTCGGCGTCGCCGCTGGCGCTGTCGGCGGCGCGATCGGTGCGTTCGGTGGCGGCGGCAAGGACGCGAGCGGCGCGGGCGCGTCTCAGAGCGTCACGCCCACTGACGCGAGCACGACCGCGGCACCGTCGCAGCCCGTCACAATCAACGTCTACCCCGGTGGCTTCGTCACGCGCCGCGACATGTACGCAGGCGTGGTCGACGCGCTCAACGAGTCGGCCCGCGAGGGCTTCCGCGTCGATCCCTCGCTGATCGGAGGCTGACATGTACCTCCTCTCGGCCTGGCGTCACGAGCGCGTCGGCACCGCGACGATCACGTGGGGCGGCACGCCCGTGAGCATCGCGAGCGGCCACTACGCACACGTCTCGTTCGCGTCTGTCGACTCGACGTGCACGGCGTTCGCGGCGGCGCTCCAGGCCGCGCTCGTCACCGCTGGCTTCGCGAGCGCCACCGTCAGCTACTCGACGACCACGCACGCGTACACGCTCAGCAACGGCGGCGGCAGCTTCACCATCGCGTTTCCCGGCTCGAGCGCGGGGACGCTCATGAGGCGCATCCTCGGGCGCTCGACGGGCGCGACCGCAACCTCGCACGCGAGCGACGTGCGGCCCTACTACGTGATCGTGCCGCGCCTCGATGCGCGCAGCGCGTACACGGGTCTTCGTCACGCTCAGCGCTCGATGCGCAAGGAGGCTGACGACGGCCGCGGATACGTTGCGCGCCCGACGCGCGCAGTCGTCACGGCGCAGTGGGAGCACCAGCACGAGCCCGTTGCAGCCGTGCACTCCTACGCAGCCACGTCGGCCGTGCCGTGGACGTGGCAGCATCTGTGGGAGCACGCAGGCCCGACACAGGAGCTCGTGAGCCTCACGCCCGAGGCCGGCGACCCTGAGCCCGCTGGCGTCTGGCAACTGCGCACGCCCGACTGGGACGACTCGACGCACGAGCGTCAGTACCGTGACGCCGACTTCGCGTGGCGCGTGCGTGTCGATGCGGTGCGCCTCGGGAGCCTCTGAATGTCGTTCGTCACGCAGGTGCTCGACCTCGGCGGCGGCGCGTTCGATCTGCGCGTGGCCGTCGAGGGGTGCCCGCTCGAGTTCTGCTCGTCGCACGAGATGGCTGAGCTGCTCGGCAGCGGTGCGACCGAGGACGGCTATGACGTCGAGGGCGTGCGCCGCGTGGGCGGCCTGCGACGTGACGGGCTGAGCTTTCAGGAGAGCGTGTACCTGCCTGGCGCGGACTACCGCGCGAGCCTCGGCAGCATCACGATCGAGGACACGGACGACAGCATCGCGTGGAACCTCCGCGCAGCCTCGTCTGTGTTCTCGCGTGTCCCGCAAGACGTCGCGTACCTCGCGGCCACTGTCGACGCGAGCGCGACGTCGTGGACGCTGCGCAGCACCGCTGGTCTGACGGCCGGAGAGGTCTATCACGTCGACACCGAGGCCGTGCGCGTCGACTCCATCGACAGCGCGACCGCGATCACGGTGACGCGCGGCGTGTGGCGCACGACCGCTCAGAGCCACTACGTCGCAACCTCGACGCTGACCGGCGACTCCACGCTTCTCTGCGCGATGTTCGACGCGCCGCCCACCTACCGGCGTCGTCGCGTGTGGATCTACGGCCACGCCATCTCGCCGAGCACCGACGCGCACGACAGCGGCTCGCTCATCGCGCGCGGCATCGTCGGGACCGCTCCGACGCTCAGCGACGGCGCGACGTGGAGCCTCTCGCTCGCGCCGCTGACCTCGCTGCTCGACACGGACATCGGCCCGAAAGAGGGCGCCGGTGTCATCACGGGGATCTACTACCCCGGACACAGCCCGTTCCGGTTCTCTGTCTTCCGACGCGCGGACAACACCACGCGCTCGGAGGTCGACGCGGGCACGACCATCGTGCTCTCTGGCCGATGGGAGACGCAGGACGCGTTCTGCAACGCGGTCACAACTGCCCTTAACGACAACGCCACCGTCGCGTCATGGGGCGATCTCGTGTTCGAGGCGCGGCCGGTCGGTTACGGCTGGGAGCTCTTCGTTCGCATCGCATCGACTGACCCTCGCTACGTGTCCTGCATGGGCGGGAGCGTGATCGACGGGTGGTTCTCCGGACAGTTGCAGTCGCCAAGCACGCCGCCCGGATCGCTTTACGCAGACTCCGTGAGCGCGAGCGAGGAGATGCGCGTCACGTGGTCCGGATACCCGTTCACTGACGCTGGATGGCGACCCGCTGCGGCAGGTCTGCGCGGCGTGCCGCGTGGCCTCCATGCTCCAGTCGGCACCGTGCCCGGCACGGCCGCCGACATCGCGACCTACCCGTGGCATCGGCTGTACATCGGCCGATCGGCTGGCGTCGCCGCTGGAGACACGATCCGCGTCACGCAGGACGTCATCACTGAGGACGGCTTTGGTTACGCGTGGGAGGCCACGGTCACAGCGGTAGACGCCGGCACTGGCGCTGTCACGTGGGACCCCGACTCGATGCGCGCGCTCAGCGGCGAGGCGCTCACGCTGTCGCTGACGGGCGCGAGCATCTTCGGTCTCACCATCGTCACGCCGGCATCGCTTCCAACCGTCACGCTCGTTCGCGACCTCGGCACCGGCCACGTCGGCCAGATGCTCCGCACGCTCGCCGGACTCGCGCCGAGCCTCGCGAATGCGGGCACCGTGCCTTTCCTGCTGACCACTGACCTCGACGGCGAGGCGACGATCAACGCCGCCGTCGAGGAGGCCGCGGGCGGGCGCTCATGGCTGCTCTACAGGCGGTATGCGTGGGCGACGAACGTCAGCTTCGCCGACGTCGTGAAGCACGAGCTGCGGCTCCTCGGCGCGTACCTCGCCACGACCGTCACGGGCGCGATCACGATCCGTCCGCTTGTGCCGCGCCTCACCGCTGACCACGCGCTCGGCACCGAAGACATCATCACGTCCGATGGCTTCGGCGATCTCGTCGTCGAGCCCGACGGCATGCTCTCGGGGCTCGAGGTCTCGCAGAACTACGACTCGATCGAAGACGAGCACAAGGGTGAGCCAGTGCGCGTGGTGGCCCTCGGTGCCCTCGCGGCACAACGGCAGTACCTCGCGCTGTCCATCGCGCCGAAGAGCCGCCCTGCGGGCGCAGAGCCGTCCCCCGAGGAGCTGATCGGACACTGCTACGGCAAGGTGTCGCTGTGGTCGCGTATTCGGTTCTCCGCGCGCGTGCCCGTGACGCTCCCCTTCTACGACGCGCTGATCGGCGACTGCGTCTTCGCGACCATCCCGCAACTGCCATACGACCGGCAGCGCCAGATCGACGGCGCGGGCGGCGGCATCGTGTCGCTGCGCTCTACCGTCATCGGGCGGTCGTGGCGCTTCGCCGAGCCGTGCGTGGAGCTCACGCTGCTCTTTGATGGCCTGACGCTCGCCGGCTACGCGCCCACGGGTCGCGTCACCTCGCAGAGTGGCTCGGGCACGACGTGGACAGTCACGCTCGACGCTGACGAATACGGGCCTGGCGGCAGCGTCGCTGACGCGAGCTTCTTCGCGGTCGGCTACAAGGTGCGCCTGTACCAGTACGACGTCGAGTCGCCGACGGTGCGCACTGGCACTGTGACGAGCGTGAGCGGCAACAACGTCGGCCTTGAGCTCGACGCGAGCTGGACACCTGGATCGAGCACGTGGAATCTGTGCTTCTCGCCGTCTGACACGAGCGGCATCGCGACCGGGCAGCTCCAGTCGTATGCCTTCCTCGCGCGCGACGACATGCGCGTGCACACGTCGAGCACCACCCGCGCACCGTACAGGTTCACACCATGAGCACCTCGTTTCGCAGCGGCTACGTCCGCGGCATCGAGGGCCTGCTCTCTGAGGACGACGGTGTAGACGCGGGCTTCGTGAGTGACCTGCTCGTCGCGAACACACAGCACCTCTACGACGCGCATCACAGCCACATCGTCAACATCGTAACGCCCACGGGCGGCACTCCGACGCTGCGTCAGACCGACCCCAACAGCGTCTATCACGTCCTCGTCGGACGCTGGGCGTACGAGCCAATCGAGGCGCGCGACGGCGGCTCGAGCAAGGTCGTCTATCGCATCCGGTACCGGCGCAGCGGCGGCTCCGGCAGCATCACGATCGGCGTGCGCATTGCGCCCATTCGCATCGGCCCGTTCTTCGCGCTGACAAGCGAGACGCAGAACGAACACACGATGTCGAGCACCACCGCGGAGACGGTGCGCGGCGAGTTGTACGTGCCCGGCGCGCGCTTCGCGTCTGACTTCGCGCTGCGCCCCGACGGCAGCGGCTCGGGCGCACTGCGCCGCACCGCGCATTTCGAGGTGTGGTGCTCGCACTCGGGCAGCAAGCCCACTGTCGAGCTGCTCTCGGTCATGGCGCGTCAGTACGTGCGGATCGACGGCACGACCAACTACGAGCTTCGCGAGGACGGCTCTTACGAGCTTCGCGAAGACGGCGGCATCGAGCTGCGGGAGTAGCAAGTGGCGAACACCAAGACATCCGACGAGTCAGCGGCAAGCGCGCTGACCGGCAGCGAGCTCGTGCGCATCGTGCAGAGCGGCTCGAGCGTCCGCACGACTGCGGCGGCGATCGCGGCTCTCGGTGGCTGGAGCTACACGCTCGTCACCGGCACGACCGCCACGCTCGCAGACAGCAATCGCGTTGTGCAGTGCAGCCACGCATCCGGCGCAACCACGCTCACACTTCCGACGCCGAGCGCCGGCCGGATGTACATCATCCAGAAGATCGACGGCACGGCGAGTGAGACGATCACGCTCGCGCGCGCGGGCTCTGAGAAGATCGACAACGTGGCCGCGAGTCGCGTGCTCTATGGCACGGACAACGTGGTAGACGTCACGGGGTACGCTCACGCTTACGCCGCGTTCCTGGTGACGTGTGACGGGACAGACTGGTGGACGTTCCCGCTTGCTCCGCAGACGCGCGCCGTGTGGCAGCGGTCTGGGGCGCCAGTTGATGCCACAGACTCGGTGTCAACGTACGGCTGGCTACCCGGCTCCTTCTGGCACCAGACGTCTGGCGACAAGGGACGGCTGTACCTGCAATCCGGCAACGATGCGGGTGACGCGTGGTGGATTCGCGCCGATGCGGTTCGGGTGCAGTCGATCTCGAGCAACACCACGCTTCCTGGCAAGGACACTACGTGCTTTGTCAACACCGGCTCCGGCGTGGTGACACTGACCCTTCCTTCGCCGACAGACGACGGCGAGGGCCGCCAGTTCTGCATCACTAAGACCAACACCGGGACGAACAAGATCACGCTGGCGCGGCACGCCTCGGAGAGCATCAACGGCAGTGCGGCCAACCTCGACCTTCCCGGCTCAAGTGACGCGGATTACGGCCGCTGGCACGTCGTGAGCGACGGGACGAACTGGTGGGTGACCGGAGGCTCGGCGCTGACATGATGAGCGCGAGTCTCATGTCGTGCGCGCGCAAGCGCGCCGCTGCGGCACCTGACCCGCTGTCGATCTTCGGCAGCACGCTCGGCATGTGGCTCACTCACGTGACCGGCGTGAGCGGCTCGCCCGTCAGCACGTGGGGGGACCAGTCCGGCAAGGGCAACGACGCGACCGAGGCCACGAACCAGCCGACCTACACGAGCGGCACGGGCGTGATCTTCGATGGCACGAACGACCGTCTTGAGGTTCCGGACGATGCCACGCTCGACGCGACCACGACACTGATCGTTGGCATCTCGGTCAACCCCGACGTTACCACGAGCAACCGAGTGCCAATCTGCAAGTCGCAGGCGGGCAGCGGCACGTGGAGCATGCAGAGCAACACGACCGGCATGCGCTGGCACGCGGGCACGCCCGGCAGCAACTTCGGTGAGATCTCGAGCGCGCTCAGTGCGGGCGTCACGTCGCGCATCATCGTGCGCTACGACGGCTCACTGAGCGGCAACAGCAACCGTCTCCGCATGTACCTCAACGGCTCGCTCCAGTCGCCGAGCTACACGGGCACCATCCCATCGACGCTGACCGCTGACACGAACAGCGTCTGGCTCGGCATGTACGGCAACGCGGCGCAGTTCTGGGACGGCGTGATCAAGGGCGCTGTCATCGCGATCGGTCACTCGACGGCCGACCAAGACATCGCCGACCTCGACACGTACCTCTCGACGCTCTGAGGAGGCGCGATGCCCACGACTGTACCGGTGCGCTTTTCCTTCCCGGCGCGCACCGGGATCGCGTCTGGCAAGCCCGTGCGAGCGCACCAGATCCGCTCCATCGGCGAGGGGCTCGTCTACCTGCGCGGCCACTCGCGCGTGCTCATCCCGTGCGCGGCGCTCGACTACGCGCTTCCGGCGAGCACCACGCACACGTACACGATCCCCGTGCAGCGCACGTCGTGGATGCGCCATTTCGAGTGGCGGTTCGCACTGCGCTCGACGACGGCCGTCGCGACCGTGGTCTTCACCGACCCAACGGGCGGCACCTCGACGCACACCGTGATGCCGTTCGATGCGGCTGAGCTCCCGCGCGTGACGTGGCGTCAGCACACCGAGACGCTGACGGGGACGACTGACACGAGCGACCTCGCCGCGGCGCGGACGTTCACGTTTCAGCGCACGGACTCGAACGGCGGCAGCGTCTACGTCGATGGCATCCAGTGCACCGCACTCGGACGCGCCGCGCTGGAGTTCGACGCGAACGACGCGCCCGTTGACATCGCGACGCTCGCGCCCGACTGGCCGATCGCGAGCAGCATCGACTACACGTCACTCGGCGGCGTCGTCGCGCTCATGCGCGATCAGAACGACACCACGCTGCACAGCTACACGGACCGCCACCTCTTCGCGTGGGCGCGACCACAGGGGCAGGGCGTCGCTGCAACGAGCGCGTGGGCCGCAGTCTTCGACGAGGGCCCGACCATCCAGGCGTCGCACCGGTACATCGGCGAGACGCTGCGGCGCGTGTACGTCGCGGCCACTGGCAGAGTCACGGCGAGCGGCGACACGCTCGAGGTGCGCTTCACGGCAACATCCGGCGACACCGCGACGGCCACAGTTACGGCCACGACGTCGGGCACGTGGAGCACGCACGTCGCGCTCGACGTGTACGCCGAAGACCTCTCGACGAGCGACGGCCGACGGTCGAGCACCGACGAGATCGTGACCGTGGAGACGCGCGTCACGGGGCCTGGCATCAAGACGGGCTCTCTCGAGGGCCTGGTGATCTACGAGTCGCGAGTCGCGACCTGACGGGGGACACATGAGCAGCAAGACTGAGCGGCAGGCCAGCGACTTCACGCCTGGCACGCCAAACGCGATCGATGGCGGCACGTCGAGCGTGGCGTACACGCTGTCGGGACTCGGCCTCTCGGCGGGCTCGTACATGACCATCCGTCTCGACGGCGGCGGCACGCGCGCGCACGTCCGATTCGGCACGTCGGCACTCATGACCGTCGACCGCACCACGCGCAACACCGGCACGCCTCCGGCCTCGACGGCGGCGGCAAACGCACCGCACATCAGCGTCGCCGACGGCGAGGGATACGTGCACGTCCGCATTCCCGCAGACTCCACGCACCTCGCGCTCCAGTGCGAGGCCGCGTCGGGCGTCGTGCGCATCATGCACGCGACGGGGCTCGGGTGATGCGTCGCGGTCTGCGCGGTCGTCGTGCAAACGGCACGTTGCCGCCGATTCCGCCCGTGACGATCTTCGGCAGCTCGCTCGTTGCCGCGTTCGATCATCGCCGCAGGGTGGTGCTGGGCACCGGGGCGCAGGTCGTGCTCGCGCGCGATCACTCGCGCAATGGCAACGACGTCATCAACGGCACGTCCCTTCAGCAGCCGATTCAGGGCGCGACCGGAATCGACTTCGACGGCAGCGACGACAACCTCGCGTGCGCGAGCAACGGGTCGCTCGCGAGTGGCGCGGCGCTGACCATCGCGCTGCGCGTGACGCCAGACGTTGCCACGGGCAACCGCGTTCCGTTCGCGCGCTCTCAGAGCACGAGCGGATCGTGGTCAGTGCAGACCAACGGCACCGCGCTTCGGATGCACCTCGGCACGCCGGGCACCAACTTCGGTGAGGTCGCCTCGGCCATCGCTGCGTCCACCGAGCGCACGTATGTGTGGGTGTTCGATGGCGGCGGCGCGACGAATGCCGACAAGCTGCGGCTGTGGATCGATGGCGTGTCTCAGTCGGTGACCTTCACCGGCACGATCCCGACCACCGTACCGGCGTCGAGCAACACGCTCTCGCTCGGCTGCTTCTCAGGCCCCGACGGCCAGTATTGGGACGGCAAGATCAAGGGCGCTGTGATGGCGCACGCGGTCGCAACGACGACTCAGCGCACCGCGCTCGAGGCGTACCTCGGGGGGCTGTGATGGACGCGCTGTCTGCGGAGAACTGGTCGACGATCGCGCTCGCGGTCGCCGCGCTCATCAACGCGGTCGCGTACGTGTTGCGCAAGCGCGCCGATGCGAGTGCCGCGCTCGTGCGCGCGCTGCTCGATCGCGTCGACAGGCTCGAGGCCCGCGTCGTTGAGCTCGAAGCGAGCCTTCGTGTGGCCGAGCGCCGGGCGGACGCGCTCGTCGAGGAAAACGAATCGCTCCGAGACGCAATCTCCACGGGACGAGTCATCCCCGCGCCGATCCGCATCGCGAGGCGCGACGACACCGGGCGACATCGGTCGCTCACTCAGCAGCTCATCGATGAGAAGGAACAGTCATGATGCCGCCTCTACCGCCCATCCGCGCACCGCGCATCGAGTGGCCGACCGCCATCGTGTTGTGTGCCCTCTTCGCCGCACTCTTCGGCGTGTGGGCGCTGTCGTCGCCTGAGCAGCGCGCCGACCTGCTGACCGGCGTGGCCGCTGTCGGCGGCGTGGTGCTCTCGCTCATGCGCGCGCTTCTCTCGGCGCAGCAGCAGCGACCGCCCGCGCCTCCGCCTCCGCCGCACGCGAACGGGAGCGACCCTGACCCGCTCGAGGAGCTCGACGAGTCGCACCTACAGCGCACGATCGCGCCCGTCGTGGCCGTCGTGCTGGCTGGTGCACTGGCTGGCTGCGGACCGTCCGCGCTCGCGACTCACGCGCGCGTGTACGCTTTCGCCGCGGTCACGCTCGAGGCGTCGCAGGCGTCCCTCGTGGCCGCGTGCACCTCGGCGCGTGACGCGTGCGCTGGCGAGGCCTCGTGTCTCGCCGACGCTGAGAGCGAGTGTCGCGCAGCTGCGCTCGCGCAGGACGCAACGCGCGACGCGGTGGCGACGTACGAGGGCGTGATCCGCGCGGCCGCTCTCGCTGACAGTGGCGACGTGATGGGCTCGCTCATGGTCGCGTTGTCTCTCGCGGCGTCCGCATGGGCGTCGCTCGGAGCGCGTCTCGCCGACGTCGGCCTCTCGCTGCCCGCACTGCCCGCATGGGTGAGCGGCGCGATCGGAGGTGCGCAGTGAGTCCCGAATCCGCTGTGCAGCTCGCCGGCAACATCCTCGCGGCTCTTGTGCGTGCCGCGCCCGAGATGCTCGCGCTCCTCACGCCGAGTGAGCGCGACACCATCGAGAGCCTCATCGCACGCGGCAACGCGCACCTCCCCGCGGCCGGTGCGGCCAGTGCGGAGATGGACCGAATCTTCGGCGCTGCGCCGCCTCCGAGCCCGTTCGCCGGAGAGGAGTGAAGTATGCTGTCCTTCAGGCACAAGGCGGGGGCGACGCTGAGCTTCTCGGGTGTCTCGAGGACCAGCGCCGGCACTCCGATCAATCTCACGGGCTACACGGTCACGAGTCAGTTTCGCGCCGGAAACGCGCTCACGCTCGCTGGCACCGCGACCGTCACGCTGGCTGACCAGGGCACCGATCCGGGCGAGTTCACTCTCTCGGTCCCCGCGTCGACCACCGTCGACTGGACGGGAAACGTCGTCTTCGATCTCCGATTCAGCATTGGATCCACCGTGATCCACACCGAGACGGTGCTCGTCGAGGTGGTGCCGAGGATCACGACGTCGTGAGGGTCACACTCACGCAGGACAGCGCGCCGCGCGTCACGCTCACCACCGTCAACGGAGGTGAGATCGACGTCACGCGCGCCGACGTCGAGCTCGCGCTCTCGCTCGGCGGCACTGGCCCGCAGGGCCCCGCGGGACAAAGCGCGTACGAGCTGGCTGTTGCCGAGGGCTTCGTTGGCGACGAGGCCGCATGGCTCGCCTCGCTCGTCGGCTCTCAGGGGCCCACAGGCGCGACCGGAGCGACGGGTGCCACTGGTCCCGCGGGCCCGACTGGCGCGACCGGGTCGCAGGGCCCCGCGGGCGACACTGGCCCTGCCGGAGCCACCGGCCCCGCCGGTCCCACCGGAGCCGCTGGCCCGCAGGGTCCACAAGGCGACACCGGACCGGCAGGCGCGACTGGTCCGCAAGGGCCGCAGGGCGACCCTGGACCGACAGGCGCCACGGGCGCGACGGGCGCGACAGGGCCCGCTGGTCCGACCGGCGCAACAGGACCGGCAGGTCCCACTGGCGCAACCGGCCCGGCAGGGCCCGGCGTGCCTGTTGGCGGTACTACTGGTCAGCTGCCGGTCAAGGCGAGTGGCACTGACTACGACATCGCATGGACCAACCCGCCCATTCGCGGGCGCGAGACCGTGGACTTCGGCACTCGTCGTCGCGATGCGACGGTG